ATTCGCCTGATACTGAAGTTCCAAAGAACGTGTCTTGTTCTAAAACAATGTTCATGCCTAAACTGTTTGTGGCAGTTGTAGCAATCTGTTGTTTGGATCCACTATCAAGTTGTGTCCAAGTAAAAACATCATTAGCATTATTAACTGTTACGTCTTGCAGTGCTGGGACTACTAATCCCACTGTGTCTGTACCACCGTTTTTTGTAATAGTTAACGTTGCTTGTATGTTGCTAACACCTGGTGCTGGATAAATGTAAGCCATTTGTTTTATCTCCTTTAGGTTACTTTATTAAAACGTATTTCCATTGAATTTACAATCAAGTCTCCATTAAATTCAGTTGAACTATCTAACTCTCTACGGTGAATACCCGCAACAGTTGTGATGTTCTTTGCCGCTTTTAATGACGTTACTAAACTGTCATAATTCGCTGGTAATTGTTTTGCATCCGCAGAAAAGTAGATACTAACTGATGTGACTTCATTGTCAATGACAGGTCCGTCCAAAGCACTAACAAGTGGTTCTGTAGCAGTTTGTTCTAAATCTACGTAAATCTTTTTGGGATTTGATAGATATAGTGCTGTGCCACTTGCATCGTAAGGTAGTTCATTAGCAACACTGAATGTTCCTAACGCCAACCCGTTTATGTAGTTTAGTATCTCTTGTCGCATTAACGGATCCTCTTAAGATTGATTTGCCCTGGGTCTTTTTCAGATGAAGCAATAGTGCCATCATCGTCAAAATCATACCAGTCACCAGCCGTAATAAGTTCAGCAAATAGTGCTTCTGCTTTGTTCTTGTAGTAACCCATTTTCTGCCTTTCAGCATTGTCCTCATTGCCAAAATCAGCAACGATAGGTAAAATGTATTCTGCAAGTCCTTCGTAGATTGCCAAGTCTCTAAAGTCGTTTAAACGTGCTTTAATCTTGTCAGGGTCTACTGCTGGAACATCAGCAACAGAAGTGTATGCTATAGAATTATCACGTCTGATGTAGTATGAACGCCACCAGGACGAGGAGCGTACCTTTGTAAGAATACGCTCCGTCGCTCTAATAAGTCCGTCTTCTACGACATCGTCAGTTAGTCCTTCATTGGAATCAAAAAGGCGCTGATCCTTGTCAACGACGTCTTGATAGTCTGCAAAACTAATAGTAATACTATTGTCTATTATGAAGGACATACTACTTTACTCCCAGATTAGTCAGTTGCTGATCCAACAATCTTCACAGCGTGTGAATTTTGTAGAATCGCTTGTCCAACGTCAACTGACATCATGATGTCTGTGCTTCTTGAAGCCGCTTGATCTTGTGTCTTCATTTTAACACCACCACGCATAGCATGACCAAAAGCAGTTGGTGCAAATACAGCACCTACCATGTTTAGTTCAAGGTCAGTGTCAGTGTCTAAGTCTGATTTAACAAGAGCAGATTCATATACAGAACATCCGCCAATTGTGCCAATGAAGCCTCTTTCTAATACAGAAGCACCATAGTTGTTAGCAGTAGCAACAGTGCCGCCTGCATTGTATAATGCTTTCTTTAATTGAAGTGCTTGTCTTGGACCTACAACTGCCGCTAAAGGACCAGTAATTTTGTTGCCACGTAGTGTAGCAATAGCGTCCATTAGGTTGTCAACTGTAATAGCAGAATCTTCAGTTCCTACAGAAGCAGTTACTGAATTGAAAAGTGCGAACACTTTGTTGTCCATTTTTTCTGCAATAGCACGACCCGCTTGAGCACCTAAATCAGCGATAACATCACGCTGTGCAGAGTCTCTCAAGAAGTCTGTTACTTGGAAGTATGTTCCAACTTCACCAAGTGTAATTGCCGCAGTAGCAGTGTTAGTGTCTGCCGCAGAAGGTGCAGTACCTTCAGTTAAATCACCAGCAACAACCGCAGAATATACTGGGACGTTGATAGTAGTGCCTGAATTAGCAGGCATGTCAAATACAGTTACTAACTGTCTTGCGATGCTTGACTCGTATGCCGCGAATTGAGCGTCACCAAGTAAAGCGGTAAACAGTTCACTGTTAATTGTTGTGTTGTTAGCCATTTCTTTATCTCCTTAAAAATGTTGGCATTTAAAAAACGATATTGCCTTTTGCTTTCGCTTCAGCATAACGCTTTCTATGTTCAGGATTAGTCATATCCAATTTAGAGAACTCAACTTTTCCAGTGTTGGAATCAACACCCAGGCTACTTTTAGAATTGGTAGTTGATGCTGTTGGAGCAACAAAATGTGGATTCTCTTTTAAGAAAGAATCTACTAAATCGTCTACACCAATTGGAGCACCGCTATCATTGTAACGAACGCTACCAGTTGCGTCTACTACTTCTACTTCACCCTCTGCGTTTAGGCGTACTTGGTTAGCAAGTAGTGTTTTAACCTGTTCAGGATTTACACTTCTATACTTTGCCGCCGCATTAAGCAACGGTGTGTTAACCTTATACTCCTTAATCATAGAGTCTCTTTTTTGGATCTCTTGATCCTTTTTAGCGGCAAGTTCCTGAAGTGTTTTTTCAAACTCACCACGCTTGATTTGTTGTTCTTGCTGACGCTTTTCTGCATCTGCTTTCAACTGGCGTAGTTCTTCTGGATCACCTAAATCAGCATATCTGTTTTCAACTTTTCTTTGGATGGATCCCTTCATACGGGCCATCATGTCGTCAACTTCTTTCTGACTGTAAGTTCTTTCCGCTGTTTCGTTTGCCTCAATTTCCGTGTTTGGTGTCACCTCCGCTTGAGTTGCGTTTGTTTCATTAACCAATGTATTGTCTGACATTGTGCATCGCCTCCTTTATGAGTTGTTATACATATTTAGTAAAACGCAGGTTAAACCATCTTTAAATGGTTTTTCCTTGCATTTTCTAACCCTATTCTGTCCTGTTGTATTAGAACAGGAACGGGAGTAGAGTTAATCCCAAATGAAGGGTGACTGTGTAACCACTCTTCAAATTCTTTGTTACGGTTCATGCGTTGCTCTATCTTTTTAAGCAATCTTGGGTTTGAATTGTAAACAATATGCACCCTTGCCTCTAAACCGTTTAATTCTTCTGCTTCGCCTCGCCACAAAACAATTTCTATCTTGTTCCGCTTCCAGGCGCTGTAACTCCATGGACATACGTGACGTATGCTGTGGAAGTAATTTGTCCACAGTTCCTTATCGTTTGCCGCCGCGAGAGCCGCCTCGTTTGCCGCCCCTTTTACCACCTTTTTTCTTTTTTTTCATAGCCATGGTCTATATCCTTCCTAACATCATTTGCTTACTTTCTTTATTCCCATGCGACTTGTGACGCCCTTCTTTTTTAACTGTCGCTGGGCAATTCTCATTCCTTCATTAAAACTTGAACTGCTTCTTGTAAGTGCTCTACCACCCTTCATAGCATAACGTTTACCTGCACGGTGCCCTCCACAATCTTGTTTGCATCTCATACCGTAATATGTAGGTGCCTTTGCCATTTTTATTCACCTTGGTTTAATAGTTGCTGTTTGGCACTATCAATGTCTGCTTGTGTTATTTCAGGATGACGCTCTAACATTTGAGCATCTGTGTATCCTTCCATAATCATTTCTTGAATATGTGCTTGTCTTGTAGCAGGAGTTGTTACAGGGTGAGGTTGTTCAAAGTCTTTTACTACACCTTCGTCAACTTCCATCCACTCTAAAATTTGTTTGTCAATCTGTTTAAGCACACGAGGATCATTTGCTGTATCACGTGCAATTTTTAATTGTGCAATTTCACTTTCAGTGTCTCTAATATTGAATGAACCAGGATAATCAATTGTTCCTGTCCATTCATACCCTTGATACATACACCATAACTTCCAAATGTGTTCTTCTGCTAATTCTACAGCATCTGCTTTTTCTGAAAGTCTTGCATTTAACAGTTGGAATTCTTGTTCCTGTGCAACACCGCTCATGCGTCTTGCTTCAGTTGAACGAATTGATCCTGTGTTAGCAATTTTATCAATTGCGTCCACAGTCTGTTCAATTGCTTTGTAGATTGAATCTACACTTGCACCATTAAATTCTAATGCATAAGGTTTTAATCCTGGATCTAAATTCTCTGGCATATGAATAAGTGCACCAGCACCACTGCCAATGTTAG